GGCAGCCATGACGGTGGAAAGCGATTTGGGCACCGGTCAGGTGCAGCTGCCAAAGATCGGAGCATTTTGCTGGTAACTTGCCGGCAACTTGCCGGAAGGAGAAAAACAATGTCTTTTTCTGAAAAAATCAAACAGTTTTTCGGGTTTTCGCCGCCCGAGCAGAAGATCACCGCACATGATTTTCTGCTGAACGGCGATGACCTGACCTGCGAAATGCTTGGCTACTGGCAGGAATACCAGCTGCGGGACCTTGCATTTAACTGCTGCGTAAACCTAATTGCGAACGCGATTGCAAACTGCGAGTTCAAGACGTTTGAGCGCGGAAAGCCGGTCAAATCAGATTATTACTATCTGCTGAACGTAGAGCCGAACGTCAACGAAAACAGCACGGCGTTCTGGAAAAAAGTGGTCTACAAGCTCTATGCCAAAAACGAGGCACTTGTTGTCCCGATTTCGCGCGGGGGCAACGTTGAGCTGGTGGTTGCAGACAGCTGGACGAAACCGGAATACATCCCCACACAGGAAAATTTATACCGCCAGATACAGGTCGGGCAGCAGTCGTATACCCGCGACCTGAAAGAGCGTGAGGTACTGCATCTGACCTTAAACAACGATGACGCAAAAAAAGTTGTGGACGCGCTGTATGAAAGCTACAAGAATCTGGTGCAGTCCAGCATCAAGAGCAACGTCTGGAACAACGGTCAGCACATGAAGGTGCACGTCACGCAGGTTGCCAACGGTCAGGACGATTTTGAGAAAAAGTTTTCTGCCATGCTGGAAAGCAGCTATAAACCGTTTCTGGAATCCGGCACCGGTATCTTGCCGGAATTTGACGGCTACGAGTTCCAGCTGATGAACAACGGCACCGGCACCAAGGACACGCGGGACATCAAAGCCCTTTTTGATGACATTTTTTCTTTTACTGCGCGCGGGCTGGGCATCCCGCCTGTGCTTGTGCAGGGTGATGTGGCGGGCATCAACGACATAATCACCCACTGGCTGACCACTGGCATCGACCCGCTGGCGGCGCAGATCAGCAAGGAGTTCAGCCGGAAGCTGATTCCCAAGACGGATTGGCTGCGCGGAGACCGCGTATATGCGGACACCTCCACCATCCAGCACTTTGATATGTTCTCCAACGCAGCGAACATTGAAAAAATCGTTGAGAGTGCCGCATACAGCATCAACGAGCTGCGCGAGGCCACCGGCGGCGCACCGCTGCCTGATGAATGGGCCAACATCCACTGGATGACCAAAAATATCGCTACCGTGGAAACCGTTGCAAGGGACGCCGCCACGGAGAGCAAACCGAAGGAGGAATAATATGCCGAAACCCTATTTTGATATCCAGCAGTTTGGCGAGCAGACGGATATCTATATCTTTGGCGATATTGTAAGATACGCCTATGAAGACAGTCAAGAGACCAGCGCGTGCAGTCTTGTCCAGCAGCTGAAGAAAATCCCTGATGCAGCCGAGATCAATCTGCACATCGACAGCTTTGGCGGCAACGTTTCCGAAGGATGGGCGATCTACAACGCACTGCAAAGCAGCCGTGCACGGGTCACGTCCTATGCAGACGGGTTTGTTGCCAGCGCTGCTATTTACCCGTTTTTGGCTGGACAAGAGCGTATCGCCAGCAATGTGAGCGCCTTTTACTTTCACCCGGCAAGCCAGTTTGCGACCGGTTACGCCGAGGATCTGCGCAGCGCGGCGGATGCACTGGACCAGCTGACCGAGATCGGGCTTGGTGCGTTTACGAATGCCGGCATGGAGGAACAGGCAGCCCGCGACCTTGTAAACAGCAAGGCGTGGTACTCCCCTGCCGCTATGCTGGAAAAAGGCATTGCAACCAGCATCCGCAAAACCGGCGACGCTTCCGGCGTTTCCCAGAGCGTGCGCGGCCTGATTGTGCAGCAGCTTATGGTGCCGCATAAGGATGCAGAACCGCCTGCTGAACCGCAGCCCCAAGAACCGCCCGCAAAGCACAGCTTGATGCAGATGCTTTGCAATATCTGAAAATAAGCCGTAAAGCAGCACTTCCTTTGTGGGGAGTGCTGCTTTTTAAATACCAAAAAGGAGAAATCAACATGAATCTTTCTGAACTGTACAAGAACAATCAGAAGCTGAACGATCTGCGCCAGAAACTGCACGATGCTTACAAGAGCAACGACGAGAATGCTGTGACTGACACCTTCCTGCAGATGTTCCAGACCGTGGGCGACATCAACCGCGAGGAGTACCAGCAGCAGCTGGACGGCATGAAGCAGGAGCTGGACAACTCCGTCCTGTACGCCCGTGGCGTGCGTCCGCTGACCAACAACGAGCGCGAGTACTATCAGGCCGTGGAGAAGGCCATGCGCGCTGACAACCCCAAGCAGGCGCTGGAAAACGTGACCGTTGTGTTCCCGCAGACGGTTATCAGCCGCGTGATGGACGATCTGGCATCCAAGCACCCGCTGCTGAGCAAGATCCAGTTTACCCCCACCGGCGGCGCGATCCGCATGATGCTGAACACTGATGGCATCCATAAGGCCAAGTGGGGCAAGCTGTGCGCTAAGATCGTGGAGGAGCTGACCTCCGGCTTTAAGGAAGTGGACGCAGGGCTGTACAAGCTTTCTGCGTTCATCCCTGTCTGCAAGGCACAGCTGGATCTGGGCCCCGAGTGGCTGGACCGCTACATCCGCGCAATTCTGGCGGAAGCACTGGCAAATGGTCTGGAAGAGGGCATCGTCATGGGCGACGGCAACGATCAGCCCATTGGCATGGTACGCGATGTGAGCGATGACGTTGCCGTGATCGGCGGCAAGACCTATCCCGAGAAGGCAAAGGTCAAGGTCAACGATTTCGAGCCTGCCACGATGGGCAATCTGATTTCCATGCTGGGCAAGACTGCCAACGGCAAGGATCGTGACCCGGATGATCTGATCCTGCTGGTCAACCCGCAGGATTACTACCTGCGCGTGATGCCTGCAACCACCGTGCGTGCCCCGGATGGCACCTACCGCAACGACATCTTCCCTGTTCCCCTGACGGTCATCAAGACCGCTGCGCTGCCGCGTGGTCAGGCTGTGTTTGGTATCGGTCGTTTGTACTTTGCACCGGTCGGCATGAACAAGAACGGCCGCATCGAGTACAGCGACGATTACCACTTCCTCGAGGACGAGCGCGTCTATCTGATCAAGCTGTATGCCAACGGCTTCCCCGTGGACAACAACGCCTTCCTGAATCTGGACATTACCGGCCTGCAGCCCATGACCTACCGCGTTACTACCGTTCCCGCGCCTGCCGCATCCAATGATGCAAGCCTGAGCGCCCTGAAGCTGGGCAGCCTGAACCTGACCCCGGGCTTTACCTCCAGCAATGAGACCTATACGGCGACTACCTCGGCAGCCTCCAACACCATCACCGCGACCCCCGCCAACGCTAGCGCCAAGGTCAAGGTGGAAGTGGGCGGCAAGGAGATCGAGAACGGCAAGCCTGCGACCTGGAGCGACGGCAGTAACACCGTGACCATTACCGTGACCGCTGCGGACGGTGAGACCGTCAAGACCTACACCGTCACGGTCACCAAGTCCTGACCATGATCGGGATGTATGACACTGCGCTGCTGCCGGATATCAAAAACTATCTTGATATCACATGGTCGGATGATGCACTGGATAAGAAAATCTGGGACATCACAGTAGCCGGTATGCTCTATCTGGATAGCAAGATCGGCACAGCGCAGGACTACACGCAGCCCGGGCTTGCCCGTGCGCTGCTGATGGATTATGTCCGCTACACCCGCGACGGCGCAGCGGATATTTTTGAGCACAATTATCTGCACCTGCTGCTTGCGGCGAGAAACGAAAGGCTGGTGAATGATTTTGCAGAGAACACGCAAAAGCCCGACCCGCCCTGACACGGAGGTCAGCCAGACCTTCAACAGCGGGGTCGTGCAGGTATTTTCCACCCGAGACGCTGCACCGGTCGGGCACTCCCCTGTTGTGGAGTGCACGGCAAAGTGCACCCTGCGGTACGAGGAGCAGCGTCTTGGCATCAACCGGCTATATCTAAGCCGCCAGAATCAGGCGGAGATCGTCCGGGTGATCCGCGTGCCGGCACCGCAAAGCATCGCTATTTCCAGCCAGGACGAAGCCCAGACCGAGGACGGCAGGCACTACCGCATCGACACGGTACAGGCCGTTCGAAGCTGGCCCCCTGCGCTGGATCTGGCGTTGCGCGCCGTGGAGCATGACTATGACAACAGCATACAGGAGGGCACCGAGGATGACGTGGTATGAGTGCATCATTGCTGCCCACACGGCTGTTACAGACCATGTAAGCCACGGCGGGCGGATGAAGTCCAAGCGGTATTTTGTTTGGCAGGAAGAAACACCGGATGACCTCATTGCGGACGGAAAACACATCGAACGTGCCATGATCGGCACGACAGACTTGTTTACCTCGACGGAGTTCGACCCGTGGTGCGAAGCGCTGGAAAAAGCGTTTGACGCTTCCGAGCATATCGCGTGGGAGAGGCTTCAGCCCATGTATGAAGCTGATACAAAAATCTGGCATTACCGCTGGCGGTGGGAGGTGTTCGGCTGTGGCTAGGATCGAAGCAAAAGGGCTGGATGCTTACATGAAAGAGCTTCAGAAACTGAACCAAAGCACCGATGATGTATGCAAAGCTGGCGTTTATGCCGGTGCAAAAGTCATGGGTGACAAAATCAAAGCTGCCGTTGACACGATTCCGATTCACAGCCTGCCGCCCGGGCAGGAGCAGTATTATGCCCACCCCAATGGACCGCCCATGAACGGATTAAGCCAGCAGCAGGCTGATGACCTGAAAAAAGGGTTCGGCATTGCAAAATTCAGCCATGAAAATTATGCGTGGAATACAAAGCTCGGCTTCAACGGATACAACAGCATCCAGACCAAAGGGCATCCGAATGGACAGCCGAATGCGCTGATTGCCCGCTGCGTAGAAGGCGGTACAAGCGTTTGGGTGGCAACTCCGTTTGTTGCTCCTTCCGTCCGAAAAGGACGAAAAGAAACGGAGGCCGCCATGGGGCAGGCTGTTGAAAAAAAGATAAAAGAAACGATCGACAAATAACCTGCGCAGGGTGTCCACAGTGGACACCCTGCTTTTTTGTATGAAAGGAGAAAACACATGGTAACTACTGGTTTTTCCAATGTGCATATTGCTACTTACGCTTCCGAGAGCGGCACCGTGAGTTACAGCGGCGTGCGCAAGCTGGGGCGCTCGGTGAGCATGAGCACCGATATTTCCACCAGTGATGACAACAAATTTTACGCCGATGACCGGCTGGCAGAAACCGAGACCGGCTCTGCCTTCACCGATGGCAGCGGCACCTGCACTGTGGACGGCCTGACCGCAGAGGAAGAGGCCTTTATCATGGGCCTGAAAGCCGGCAACTCCGTAACGCCGGACGAGGGCACCGCGGTGGAGACCTACGAGTACGGCGCATCTATGGAGCCGCCTTATCTGGGGCTGGGCGCAGTCAAAAAGGTGCAGAAGGACGGCAAGAGCATGTGGAAGGCAATCATCCTGTGCAAGATCCGCTTCAAGGTGCCCAAGGACGATGCCGAGACGCAGGGCGAGCAGATCGACTGGCAGACCCAGGATCTGGACTTCAGCATCATGCGCGATGACAGCGCTATGAACCGGTGGAAGATCATCCCCAAGAAGGAGTTTGACACCGAGGCAGCGGCGGTTGCGTTTATCAAGAAGGCACTGGGAGGTGCAGCATGATCGAGGACAAGTACATCGTATTCGCGCACGTCAAGGATGATGAGTACCCCATGTGCATGACCATCAAGGCACTTTCCGTACTGGAGGGCACCTACGGCTCTGTGGACAATATCTTTGGCGTTGCCAAGGAAGCCGCAAAAACCGGCCGCGTTGCCGACCTTGCAAAGGCGGCACTGACCATTGCGCCCGTGCTTGCGGATGCAGGCCGGGACTATGTGCGGGAGATGGCGGCAGAATCCAACGACAAGGAGTTTCAGAACATGGCGCAGAGCCTGCCGGACTTCCCTGCTGCTGCGGAGCTGGAAAAGAGCATGACGTGGGCGGAATGTCGCGCACTGTGGAACGACTGCGTTACCGCAATTGCGCGCGGCTCCGGCCGCGAGGTGGAGGCTGAACCGGACAACAGCGCAAAAAACGCGGAAAGCGCCATGTAATACAGCTTAACAGAGCATGGTTTCTGTTTTACGGCCGCAAACTGGGCATGAATGAGCATCAGGTGCATTCGTGCCCGGTGGGCCGTATGTTGGATTATATGGCGTGTATGCAGATAGAAAACGGCGCAAACCAGAAGCTCTACGCCACCGTAGACGATCTGGAAAAAATACGGTAAGGAGGTGAACGCATGGCAAAAACGGACATTGGCCCCAAAATAAGCGTTGAGGGTGAAAAAGAATACCGGCAGCAGATGCAAAACATCATTGCCCGGCAGAAAGAATATGCCGCTGAGCTGAAGTCCACCACGGCATCTATGGACGAGAACACCTCCGCAGAACAGCGCGCATCCTCGATAGCGGCAGTGCTGCGCAAGCAGATCGCTGCACAGACGGATGCTATGAATGCCCAGAAGAGTATGCTGCTGCAGGCCACTGAAAAGTATGGCAGCGCAAGCACACAGGCGTCGGCTTACCGGACTGCGGTCTATAAGACGAATGCGGAGTTGGAAACCTTAAAAAGCCGCCTGCGCGATGCCGAAAACGGACTTGGGGAGTTTGCGTCTAAAACCGACGATGCGACGGAAAGCGTCCAAAATTTTGGGAATGCTAACCAAGCCGGAATCTTTGACAATATAGCCAGTGCGGTAACGAAGGGAAATCTTGTCGCCACTGCACTGGAAAAGGTAGGCTCTGCGGTCGTTGACGCCGGAAAATCTGTGATCAGCACCGGCGTTGACTATAACTCCCAGATGGAGCAGTACACGGTTGCGTTCACAAATATGCTGGGCAGCGCGGATAAAGCCGAATCTGCGCTTAACCAGATAAAACAGGACGCTGCCAAAACTCCTTTTGATACAGCGGGGCTTGTAAAGGCAAACCAGCTCCTTATCTCTACCGGCGTGGATGCACAATCTGCGCGTAACGTGGTCATGGCGCTGGGTGATGCCGTAAAGGCGACCGGCGGCGGCAATGACGAATTAAGCCGCATGGCGCAGAACCTGCAGCAGATCAAAAACGCAGGCAAGGCGACCAGCGCCGATATCAAGCAGTTCGCCTATGCCGGCATTGATGTGTACGGTATCCTTGCCGATTATACCGGGAAGTCCACCGAAGATGTCCAGAAGATGACGATCAGCTATGACCTGCTGACCAATGCACTTTTGTCTGCATCTGAAGAGGGCGGGCGGTATTTCGGCGCAATGGAAACCCAGAGCCAGACGCTGGACGGCAGAATTTCCACCCTGAAGGACAACGCCACCCAGCTTGCGGGAGCACTGACAGAAGGGCTTGCGTCTACCGAGGGAGAGCTTGTCAACGTTGCCACCGGCTGGGTGCAGGAGCTGACGGATTCTTTGCAGACCGGCGGCGTTGCAAGCATGGTGGAGACCGGCGGCGTTCTGGCGGGCGAAGCCATCGACAGTTTTACAGATTACGCCGTCAACAACATGGACGACGTGCTGGATACCGGGCTGGATATCGCCGAAAACCTTGCATCTGGTGTTGTGCAGAATGCCCCGAAGCTTCTGGAAAGCGCTGTTACTATCACCGGAAGTTTTATTGGCGGTGTAGCTGAAAAATTCCCAGACATCCTTGCATCCGGTGCGGAGCTTACCGGGCAGATGGTCCGTGGTGTGCTCAGCCTTGGGCAGGATATGTGGAATGCCTCAAAAACGCTTGCAGCCAAAGCAGCAAACGGCATTTTGACCACAAACTGGCTTGAGGTCGGTTGGAACATCTCGAAAGGGATCGTCAACGGCTTTATCAACGGAATGAAAACCGCAGAGTTCAGCGGTATGGGCGGCGGCAAGTTCGGCGGCGGCGCGGGACGTCAGAAAAAGCAAAACACTGAACCGAAAATAGTTGTGCCGCAATATGATGGTTTCGGCGGCAGTGGTGGAAGCGGTAGCAGTGGTAGAAGCGGCAGCAGCGGCGGCTCTGGCGGCAGAAGGACTACCACAAAAACCGCTCAAGACACCAAAAAGCTGGCAAAATCCGTTACCAACACCTCCAAGCAGCTGTTGCAGGGCACAGAAAACATTGTGGGCGCGATCAGCCGCACAGTGGAAACGGCTGACAATACTTACAACGTTTATGATGGCACGACCAAGAAGCTGAAGGGCACCACAACCGAAACTGTCCAGACCATCACGGACAGCTGGACGGAAATGGTGAACGGCGTTGAAACGCAGTTCAAGCGGGTGCAGACCCTGACCGACGGCATTGTGACCTCTGAAAAGGTGACAAGCTCCATTGCAGATGAGGTTGCTAAAAAGTCCGTCCATACCCGTGCGGAGACCCTGACGGCGGCGCAGGCAGAGATAGACGAAGCTATTGGCTACGTCAGCCGGACTGCCCAGACCTCTACCGAAACCAAGAAAGTGCTTAACGCTGAGACCGGCGAGCTGGAAGATACTGTTGTATCTGCCACAAAGGTAGTTACAGACTGCTATAAGCGCATCGTGGAAGGTCAGGAACAGACCGTAGAGCGCACCACCACTTACACCAACGGCATTGTAACGGATGTCAACGAAAAGGTTACCGACCTGAACACCAGCATCAAATACACAGAGGGCGCTCTGGGCGGCTTCTCTAAGTTTGTGCTGGATCTGGATTCTAAGCTGGGCGGGCTGGAAAAGGTTGCAAGCAACCTGACAAAAAGCCCTCTGGGGCAATGGTTCAGCGATCTTGCGCAGGGCTACCGCGCAAGTGATAGCTTTTGGGAAAACATCGACGTCCCGGGAACGCTTATCAGTGGCCTGACCGGCGCTGCACAGGGCTTTCAACTGACCGGAAACTGGGCGGGAGCACTTGCCGGTGGAATATTTGGCATCGCAGGAAAATTGCTCGGCACTTCCATCAGCACCGAGGCAGGAAGCTGGGGCGCTGACCTTGTGACCGGCCTTGCACAGGGCATTCTGGGCGGTGGCGGTATTATCACAAAGGCAGTCTCGTGGATCGGCGGCATTATAAAGGGATTTTTGCATTTTTCGCGCCCAGACGAAGGGCCCTTGCGAGAGTACGAGAAGTGGATGCCTGATATGATCCAAGGCATGGCGGACGGCATCCGCGACAACGCTTACCTGCTGCAGGAGGCTGCCGCAGACCTTGGCGGAAAGCTGAAAATGCAATTGCAGTACGATGTGGGCAGCGCAAACGGCTTTGCACAGGTGGCTACCAACTCCCGCACGGTGCGCATGGGCGGCATTAACGTCAATGTGTACCCGCCTGAGGGCATGGACGAGGAGCGCTTTGCCCAATACACCATTACACGACTTACACAGATGATCAACGAGGAGGCGGCAGCCAGTGGAGAAGTACCTGTATTTTAACGGGCACAGCAGCACCGAATACTGCTGCCATATCGAACACAAACCCAGCATCCCGACCCCGAACCGCAAGTATGAGGAGTACGAGGTTGCAGGCCGGAACGGCAAGCTGCACGCGGATCAGGGGCAGTATGAGAATATCACGGTGTCGTATCAGCTGTATTTCCACGGCAGAAACCCTACCCCGGAGCAGCTGCGCAGCATTAAGGCGTGGCTTTGCGGTACACCGGGTGCATATCCCCTCTCGGACGGATACGACCCGGATTATTTTTATCGCGGCATTGCAAAGATGGGCGATACCAGCAATATTCTGGACAAGTACGGCCGGTTTACGGTTGGGTTTGATTGCGACCCCCGGCATTTTTTGTGGTCCGGGCAGGAGCTGCAGGGCATGACGAACGGTCAGGTGCTGCTCAACCCGCTGGATCAGGTGGCACTGCCCTATTTTGAGGTGACCGGAAACGGCGAAGAGGGCGAGCTGCTGATAAATGGAAAAGCATTCGGCATGAAGCCGCCCGCCGATAAAACTGTGTACTGCGATGCGGAAACGTGGAACGCATGGCTGGAGGACGGCACCAATGCAAACCCGGTGACCGGCGGCATCTGGCCGGAACTGGCTGCCGGCGAAAACCTTATCCAGTGGAGCGGCGGTATCCAGACCGTGAAGATCATGCCAAGGTGGTGGACGTTATGAAACCTGTTTTACATGATGAAAATGTGACTACCGTGGGCAATTTTGGATATGGTACGCTTTCGGATGCGCTGGAATGCACTGTTAGCTGCGAGGAAAACGGAACGTATGACCTGACCTTACAGTACCCGGTGACCGGCATTCACGCGGAAAAGCTTTTGGAGCGGCGTATCATCAGCGCACGGCCTTCCAGCTACGAAACCCGGCAGCTTTTCCGCATTTATCGCATCAATCGCCCTATGAATGGACGGTTTCAGGTGTCTGCGCACCATATCTCGTATGACCTCGGCAACTGCATCGTGAAGCCGTTTAGCGCAAAATCTCTCAGGGAGACCATACAGAAGCTGAATGCAAACATTGTGGGAGACTGTAAGTTTGAGATTTCTGCGGATTACGACAATGATAAAGAGTTTTCGGTCACAAAACCGGTGACTGTGCGCGCTGCGATGCTCTCCAACGGCGGAAGCAGCATTGCAGACACCTACCTTGGCTACTGGGAGTTTGACGGCTTAAAGTGCACGCTGCGGCTGAAAGAAGAGGTAAACCGGGGCGCAGTCATTGCATACGGTCTGAATCTGGTGGACGTCACGCAGGAAAAAAACATCGACAACGTATACACCCACGTCTATCCGTACTGGACAAATGCACAAAAGGGTAAGTTTTACGCGCTGGACCCCATAAAAGCGTCTGATATCGAGGGATACCAGAAGATCTACCCGCTGGACCTGACCAGCTACTTCCAGAAAGCACCCTCTGATGCCAGTATGCGGAAAGCTACCACTGAATTTTTGTCTAAAAACCAGATCGGGAAAATAGAGCCGAGCTTGACCGTAAGCTATGTGCAGCTGGAAAAGACCGTAGAGTACAAAGACCAGAAGAACAAGGTCATTCTGCGCGGCGATACGGTAGAGGTGCGTTATTTGCGCCTTGGCGTGAATGTGCTGGCCAGAGTGACAAAGACCGATTATGACGTTGTTCACGACCGGTACGCCTCGATCTATGTAGGCAAGGCAAGCGAAAAGCTTGCAAGAACTACCGTGAAAGACCGCAACCGCATGAGCACCACGAACGACCGCGCTGTTGATGCAAGCCGTGTGGCCACAGACTACATTGGCGAAACGGACGATGGCGGCATCCAGTTCGGGCCCGGAAGCTTTAATTACACGATAAACGAAAAAGGACTGGAGTTTCACGGAATAAAAAATCTGGAACCCATTCGCGTCTGGCAAAACGAAGCAACAAAAGAGCCTCTCAAAAGTTTAGAGGAACAAACGATATCTGTTGACCTTACCGGTTACTCCGCTATCCTGATCACTTACGAAAGCACAAAAGGCACTACATGGTTTGCGGGCGGCGGCAGCGGCGGCAGAGTATCCAGCATCATACCGGTAAACGGAAAGACCTACACGCTTATGTATGCGTGGAACACACCACACTTTCGGAACATCACAGTTTATCAGGACAGCATTGAGTTTGGTCCTGGGAAAGAGCGAACATCCAAATATAGTCCGCTCACTGGTACTATTTGGACTAACATAGATCTGGAGACGCCAACGTTTGATGGATGGGCCACCAACAACGCCGTTTGTGTACCGCAAGAGCTTTTTGGTTTTTTGTAAGGAGGGCTATCGTGAAAAAAGAAGATTACTTATACCAGTGCACCGTGTGCCCGGATGGGCGTATCAAAAACGGAGGCTGGACGCTGAAAAGCGTCATCCCCAAAACGCTGCCGCCGGATCAGCTGCTTTTTGAGGATTTCCCGGCCAACAGCAACGGCGGCAGCGACTATATCTGGGACGGGCAAAATTTGATTTTTAGCCCGCTACCGGAGGAAAGCGAGGAAGCAAATGCAGAAAATCAGGATTGATTTCGACAACCCCGGCCTGCCGCAGCACATCAGCGCAGTGGAAAACGACAGCCAGAGCCGTTTTTTTCAGGCGACGCTGTACGAAAACGGCAAGGCGTACACTGCGCCTGAAGGAGCTGCTTACAGCATCATGTACCGCGGCTTCGGCCCCCAAAATCAGGGCTGGTACGACACCATCAACGACGGTGCAGGCAAGCGTGCGGCGTGTTCCGTGTCCGGAAACGTTGTCACCTGCGAGATCGCGCGTCAGGCGTTGCAGGTGCCGGGCCATGTGAGCATCTTGCTCTGCGTGACGACCGGAAAAGGCTATATGCTCAAGAGCTGGCCTATCGAGTGCGACTGCAAAAACGATCGCTACGACAGCACCGCGGAGATTGAGAGCTTTTTCTACATCACGCAGGTTTCTAATGCGGACTGGACGCAGGCGATCCAGGCGGTGGAAGAACTCAAAAACATCATCGACCCCACCCTTTCCCTCTCCGGCAAGGCGGCGGATGCGAAGGCTACCGGTGACGCGATTCAGGGCGTAAGGGATGACCTTGCATCGGAGATTTCCCGCGCCAAAGCTGCCGAAAAAGCCAACGCTGACAACCTCGCGGCTGAGGTCGAGCGCTCACAAGCCGCCGAAAGCGCCCTATCCACTAAAATCACGGAAGAGACGGAGCGGGCAAATGCGGCTGAACAGGCGCTGGATACGCGCACCACAGCCCTCGAAGCCTGCGGATTTGTCGTGCAAAACGGCAAAGTCTGCATGAAATACCGCAAATCCTGAAAGGAGTAACACATGGCTGAAAACGAAATTAGCACGCAGGCAGCTACCACCGAGGTGGTGGAGCCTATCTATCTGGATCAGACCGCAAAAGACAACGGCAAAAAGCTTGACCAGATGACCGCCGCCCTGCTGGGTATGTCCAGCTCGCTGGGCGTGATCGCGCGGGCACAGACCGGCGTGGTGGAGGAGATGGACTATAACGGCATCAAGGCCGTGGTGGCTG